TCAATCAGCATCAGGATCGTGTTTACGCTTGGCTCTAACAGCCGATGCTTTTTCTTTTTTAGAAAGTTTTGCTCTTGTCTTATTTGACATACATTTAGGTTTAGGACCATCACCTTTACCATCACCATCTGTATCATCTCTCGCACAATCACCAACAACTTTACCTTTGGAATCAACTCGTTTCCAACCTCCATCAGGATGAGATTTATTAAACCAATTTCGTAAGTCTTCGTCAAAATTTAAAAATGACTTCATTTCGCTTTCTTCCAACCACCGCCTTTTCCTTTGTACCATTTGGCGGCCCAACCATTCGCATAAGCAGATGGATATACATCAAACTTAGATTTAGCAAGTGATTTTGCTCTCGACCAAAGTTTTGGGTTTGTAGGCTTGTTCTCTTCTTCAAGAACTTCTTTTTCGAAACCAATATAAATGTCAGTAAATTTTTTCATATCTTCCTTATAAACTTGTGTACATTCCAGTCACTTCTGTGAACACATCTTGTAATGCTTCAGCATACACATTTGATACAGAACGAACTACTTTATAATCCATTTTTCTTATTCTACCAAAATCCATTTTATAAGTATCATCAGGCATATATGTAATCTTGAGATGATTAATACCTTTTGAATTTTTACCGATTCTCATCATCAAAGATTTTTCTTTCTTATCGACCATAAGATTTTTTGCACCTGTCATTGCAATAAATTTTCCACCACCTAATTGTTGCAAAAGTGTATTAGCATCAAAATCATATTCTTCGTTCATAGATTTTTTTCTGAGGCCTTTAATACGTTTAACCAGATCACTTTCACTCTGTACTTTTTTTGGTAACCCTTTGTGCTTCGTGCTTGCAAAATCTTTGACATCTTTTTTGCTCATGTCTTGAGCCGCCTTCTCGGCTTCTGGTGAACCACTTGCATCACCTTTTTGTATTGCTCTGACAAGACCAAAGAATTTTTGTTGTTGTTTTGATACTGCTTTTTCTTCTATTTCTGTCTCTTCTCTGTAACTCAATCCCCCTTGTTTTGTCATTTGAGAATATGACTTACCTCTAGCAAAACCTTTTTTCCAAGACTTTTCTAAATCTTGTCTATCTTTTCTATTACCCTTTAATCGTAGTTCTAATGCACGGTCACTCTTATTAGGTTTATCACTATCTGACATCTTAGCACTAGCACTATGATACGTTGAAGCATCTAATTCTTGTACAGGTTCTCTATCAGTATATCGTCTGTCTCTTGGTGTTGCTCGGCGAACTGATACTCTATTTCTATCAGTAGATGATCTAAATCTCATTTTTTCTTTTTGTTTCGTTCTTGTCACACTATCTGTTTTTGTCTGATATCTTCCTGTTGGAGTGCTTACGACAACATCAGTAGCCTCGTTCATCTTCATCCATTCTTTAAACTGTTCATCTGTATCGTCTATGTTTTTATTTTCAAGAAGATGGGTATTCACTTTCTGCATAGCGTATTGCTCTTTTACCTGTCCAATTTCGTGACCGAGTTTAAATTGTTTCACTGCCTTTTCGTAAATAGATTTTAATATTTGTAAAGAAATACCAGAAACCTCTGCTTTTTTCTTTAATGCATCCAAAATATCTTCATCTATTTTTTCTCTTGTAAAAGTATCTTTAAATGTAGAAGTTCTCATCGTAGTCTTTTCTGGTAATATTTCTTTTTGAGTTTTAATTTTTTCGGCCAATGCTTGAAGTTTTAATCCTTTTCTAATTTCATTAAAAAGTGATTTGGCATCATTTTCTTTCAACCCTGGTAAACCTTTTTTAAAATCATCAAATCTACCCTTAACTGCAAAATCTCTTAATTTTGAAGCCGACATACCTGAAACGCCTTCTGCATCAGGATCTCGTTCACCTGCTGAAACTACATCAAGATTTTCAAAATTATAATACCCATGAGGTTTACCTTCAACACCATTATAAGTTTTTAGCAATTTATCAAATTGTGTCACTCTATCCGAACCTACAACCATTATAACATTTTTATAACCTTGTTCGTACAAAGAAACTATTGCATGAAGAGCGGTTGGTTCTTTAGGAAAATTTTTTTCGTTTACATCTCTACCAAACATTTTTTTGGCATAGTGAATTTTACGCTCAAATGCTAATGGATTTTTTTTGAAATCTTGTGTAGAACTAAGATAAACTTTCCAATCGGCCGAGTTTTTTCTTGCTTCACTTTTGACTCTATTCAAAAGTTTTTCATGACCAATAGTCGGAGGATTCATTCTACCAAAAGTGAAAACTACTGATCTACCCTCTAATTTTTCTTTTAGATCTTTAAGTCGCATAAAAGTATTTATTATCCATTGTAGGGTACTAAACTATCATTTTCATCTATGTAAAAACGTTTACCATTATGTTCAACGATTGTATGACTTGCTTCAAAGGCTTCTTTTCTTGTCTTTTTACCCTTTTTAACAGTTTGTAATACTCTTTGATATACTTCTTTATTATCCATTATCAATTTCAAAAGTTTATCAAAAATTCTCATGACCATCATTCTTTGAGGAAGTGTAGGAGTCTTTCCATCATCAAGGTCTTTCATTAATTTTGTAAATAGTGCAAGTTCATCTTTTGCTATAAGTCCTTGTGTAGCCAATCTTCTTAACCGTGTATCAACACCTTCTGAAAGTGTGATATCGATCATTTTACCTTCAAGTGTTTCTAATAATTGTTTTTCTTGATCTAACATTTATGCTCCCTTTGACCAGTTTTTGGCGGCATTAAAATTCTGTCTTGAAAATTCAAGACGGTCTACCAGTTTCACATACTGGTCAGATTTTAACTTATCGACTGCAACAAAACCCTCAGGATTTGTTACTTTAAAACCCTCATCGTCTTGAATAAAAGTTTTTGTCATTGTTTTTACTTGCTCTAATTTTCTTAAAATTAATAATTTACAAGCAATTAACATATTCTGCATTTCAAATATTTGTGCTAATTGTCTTGAATTAGTTTGAAAAAATTTCAAAAATTCTTTATGTGCTTGTTGTTTTCTCAATCTCGCTTTTTCTGTTTTTAATTTATTTACTTCTTTGTCAAGTTTTTGTTTTAAATATAAAATTAAACCTCTCACATGTGCTTCAGGATTTTCTATCGGACGCCCTTCTCGTATTTTAGTATTCGTAAATGCCTTAATTTGTATATTAACGTCTTTATGATTTTGAATATATTTTAGTATATTCGGATTTAATTGCCTAAATAATTTTCCAGCCCCCGATAGAATTCCTGTTATCTGTGCCGTCTCTTTTTCTGTCATAGATGCAGATCCACTTACATCTTCATATTCTGCATCTCTAAACCAAACGTTTGAAGTTTCATTCATTTGCGAAACATCAATATCAAAATTAGCGTTCATGTCTGGTAGTGTGTCTCCTGTATATTTTGTGTGAAACACGATACCCATTTTTGATGATGATATTTGTTTGGCCAATTCACTTCTTTTTGGTACTGCATAAACAATCGTGTTTGGTTTAAATATCAAATAATCTTCACCATCAATCGACTCATTACTTAAATCTTCCTGCGTGTACATCATATCACCTTGAATTACACCTTGTATATTTAATTCAGGCAAATACTCAAGAGCAATCTTGAGTTTATTGTTTAAACCTTCAGCAGGATGATTTCGATCAATATCTTCTGGAGTATAATTTAACTTGGCATTCTTATTAAAAACACCTTTTGTTCCAACAAAAAACTTTTTATTTTCAGGATTTATTCCTGCAAAAATAGCAGGTGCACCATCCCATTTTACGGTGATGCGAACCTGCTTTCCGCTTTTTGTGGATCCAGCAAGCATATCTCTTAGACCTCTAAGAAAATTTATTGCTTGCCTGGTTCCATCTACTCCATTATTGAGAACTTCATCTTCTATGTGTTCTAGATGTAAGTTCTTCTCTTCTGTTATAAATTCTTTGAAACTATGCATTTTTCCACGCAACTCGTTTCAAACTATTTATGTTTATTAGAGATTCAATATCTTTGAATTTTGACAGGACTGTGTGGGGTTGGAATAATCAAAGGCCCAAAAACCTATTGATTTGCAATAACTAGCATTTTGTTGACCGGCAAATAAATCTTCTACTGTAATAGAATCACCACGATTACAAGTTTCTTTTATTTTCCAGCAAATCCATTCAGGATGACCAGTATCACGTAGAAAAACATACGGGGAAAGATAATGTGGAGTTTTGTTACTTTTTTTCATATCAACCAATTTATGTTTTAATTTGATTGAATCTTTGAAGTCTGTAAAATCTGTTTTTTGTACTACTTCTACTGTTTCTTCTTTAACAAGTTCAGTCTTACAATCAGGACAATCACCCTCTACAGTCATTTCACAACCCATAGGGTCATCACATGTCTGTACGATTTTAGACTCTTTAACAGTTCTACGTTGCCATTCTGGTTCTTCTTTTATAGACGATTCTATTGGTTTTGATTTTTCTATAGGTCTAAGCATCGGTTCTTTACCTGCCTCATATGTCACGACCCATTCTTGACCGTTCATTTCGATTATTTTTGTTTCTGCGGCAAGTGATTGCTCATACAGAAATGGAATACCAAAAAATAATGCAACTAAAATTATTAGTATGAATCGTAACATATGACCTTTTTGATGAAGATTAACAAT